ATTTTGTCTTTTGTTTTACTTCCACCCATTCCTCTCCTTTCTATGTGATGAATGTCAACTGCTCTTTGTCCACACATTAAACAAGGAATGAAATCCTGTTCACCCCATCCAAAGTTCTGCAAAAATATTTTGACATGCTTTTTCATTTATAGTATGACCTGACTTTTGCTTTCAATTGTTCTTTTTCTGCTTTGTATTTATCATCTTTTGTTTTCAACCACTTTTTGTGTGCTTTGTTTATTTTGTTTAGCAAATCTTTTTTTTGATTTGTTTTTCCTTTCTTCCTACTCATAAATATATTCTTTTATTTTTCATCACAAGATGACTCATAAACCCTTTGCAAGTTGTTCAATGTTTCTTTGACACAACTACCACAGGATGTTGGTTTTTTCTTAACTCTAAATATTTCAAAATATAATTGTCTCAACACTTCTTGTTCCTCTCCTTTGACATTTTGAAAGTTTCTTTTTGCAATTTGTTCATAGGTTTTTTCAAAAATAGATTTCTGATCCTTTGTCATTTTTTTTGCATAGGGAAACCTGTTGTTCAACCATTCTTTTCTCTTGTCACAACCACAGTCATCACCAAACAACCTTTTGACAAGTTTTTTGATTCCTGTCATTGTTGTGAATTTGTCTATTGTATCTCCTAGTCCTTTTGACATAATTTGTCTTTTAGATAGTCAGTTGCCTTTCTTATTGATTTGTACAATGTATTTTTAGAGATTTTGGTTGCTTTGCTCATTGATGAAAATGAATGTTTGTCCTTGTAGTATATCTTAAAACATTCAGATGCAAACCATTCAATTTCTTTGAGGTTGCTTTCAACCCATTCCAATTTGTTTTCTATTTCTTTTTTCTTTTTGATTGTTTTTTCAGAATTGTCAGGTTGGTCATGATACCACTGAATCTCTTGATAGTATTGTGGTTTTTTGTATGTTTTGTAAAACATTGAACTAGATGAATGATATTGGTTTATCATTATTCTTGCAATAAAATATGAAAATTGCTTTTTTTCAATTAGTTGTTTGATTTTGTCTTGTTTGTAATTATAAAGAATTAAGGTTGTTTCTCCCAACAAATCATGTGCATCATTGACTCTTTTTGGATTTGTGTCTGCAGATGTAATTTTTTCAGACATTTCCTTTAATAGTTTGTAGTTGTTTTTTAGGTATTTGGATAAATGATGGGACATAGTTTTTTAAATAGTGGAATTCCTGGTTTCCTATTCTTTCATATTCAATCTCACCAATTGTTTCTCTGTCAAATATATTGTAAATATGTTCATTTATAAAATCTTTCATAATTTTATGATACAACCTACCATTTGTTTGAATGAAATATAATTTTTGATTTTGCAACAAGAAATTTTGTGGATTCTCTCCATAGAAATGAATCCTAAATTTCACAAATTGATTTGGGATACTAACACTCATTGTTAAAATATTGGTTAAAAACTTTCTCAAATTCATCAAAACCTGTGCAAACTGCTGCAAAATATCCTCTGTCATTTAGATTCTTGATCCATTCTTTTTGTTCTTTAGTTGGATAATTTCCCTTGATTTTCAGCTCTATCATTAAACCTTTGTATTTGTCATTAGGTTCAAAGAATAACAGGTCAGGGACACCTCTTTTGAGTCCCTGTGCTTTCATTTTTCTTGCCACTGACATATGTGTTCTCATTCCTCCTGCAGTTGCAGTCCACAGGATTCCTTTTGAATTGGAACACAAATCAATGTATTTAGCAATTGATGTTTGTAGTTGTGCCTCTTTCATTTTAGAATAGTTCATTTTGTATTGTTGGATTATAGCTTGAATCATAATTTTTGTTTTTTCCTTTTGGATAGTCATAGCAATTAAATAATTTTTCTTTCATAATTTTTTTTTTTGTTTTTTTGTTTGCTAGTATATATACATATCTATTTTTTGGTGGTCTTTGAACTTGGTATAAATCATCTCCATATTTTTCCTTTAATTTTTTAATTCTATTTTTTTCAAAAGAAAATTCATCCATTAAAGTTCTACTATGTAAATGTTCTTTACCCTTTAATT